GTTGAAGCAGGCTGATAAAAATCAAAATGGATTTATTTAGAGGGCATGCCTTATAGGTATGCTCTCTTTTTTACGAAAAGGAGTAATTTTATGCTTAAGAAGACAATAACTTATGAGGATTACAACGGCGAGACAAGAACCGAAGATTTTTATTTTAACTTGTCGAAGGCGGAATTAATTAAACTTTACTTGCAGACGGAAGGTGGCTTGGACGCTTTCATAAACAAGCTCGTAACAACAAGAGACATACCGGCACTCACAAAATTGTTCGACGATTTTGTAAGAAATTCATACGGCGAGAAATCTCTTGACGGAAAGCGATTCATTAAAAGTGAAGAGGCTACGACAGCGTTTATGCAGACAGAGGCTTACTCGGAGCTTCTTGTAGAGCTTCTTTCCGGTGATGGTACGGCTGCCGCAGAATTCATTAACGGTGTAATCCCCCAGAAACTCGCAGATGAGGTTAGAAAAGAACAGGCTTCCGGTAAATTGCCGCAGAACCTTTCAGATATAAACGCAGTATCTCAGGCTATACAGGATCATCATGCTAAGAATAGAAATTCCTAAAACTGAGTTTTATTCAGAAGCTACACAGGAATTTGTGCAAATCCAGCATCAAACGCTTCAATTGGAGCATTCTCTTATCTCTTTATCTAAGTGGGAAGCCAAATGGCATAAACCGTTTTTGAGTGCTGGACCCGCCAATAAACAGGATAAAACCGATGCAGAGATAAGAGACTATATACGCTGTATGACGTTATCACAAGGCGTAAAACCTGAGATTTTTTATGCGCTAACACAAGAAAATATGTCGCAAATCGTAGACTATATAAATGATCCAATGACAGCAACTACAATATCAAGTCGAGAAGCTAACAAACCAAACAGAAGAATAGTTACCTCTGAGTTGATTTATTATTGGATGGTTGCTTATGGAATACCGTTCGAATGCGAAAAATGGCACCTAAACAGGCTCATGATGCTAATTAGGGTATGCGGTGAAGAGAATAAGCCGCATAAGAAAATGAGCAAAAGTGCCCTTATGCATAGAAATGCAAAGCTTAATGCTGAGCGAAGGGCAAGATTGGGAAGCAGTGGATAACATTTATATTTTTGGTCCCGGTTTTATACGTTCCCGGGTAGAGGCTTAAATAATGGAACCTTTAATGATTAAAGTAGATCTTGCTCAATACACCCTCAATATTAAAGCAATTGCCGTTAGTAATGCTTAAAATGCCTCTTAAGGTTCCGGTAAACCACTTTAAAGCATTACATTTCATTTCAAGGAGTTAAAGTATGGCTAAAATTTATGGAATTGATGTGTCACATCATCAGGGTGAAATTGATTGGAACAAGGTAAAAGCTTCAGGAATTAAGTTCGCAATAATTCGTGTGGGATATTCTGCGCGAAACGGAAAAGGCGGATTGGTTTTCGATAAGCGATGGAAAACTAATATCGAATACTGCAATAAGATAAATTTACCGGTGGGTGTTTACGTATATTGCTATGATACATCAGCATCAGCATCAGCAAAAACCATGGCTGATTGCGTTAATGCTATAAAGAAATACAAAATTGAATATCCTGTTGTATATGACATTGAATATGATAATAAAAGCTTGCTTAAAGCGACTAATACAGACATTGTAAGGTCTGCATTGAAAGTTGTCGAAAATGCCGGGTATTATGCCGTAGTTTATGCAAGCAGAGATTTCTTTACAAGTCATTTAATACTTAGTAAGTTATCGGATTTGGATAAATGGGAAGCTGCATACACGCAGGAAGATACAGCTAAGGTACCTAATGGTATTTGGCAATATTCCAGTAAGGGTCGTGTTCCGGGGATTAACGGAAATGTTGACCTTGACGTGGCTTATAAGGATTATCCTGCGCTTATACGTAAAGCAGGACTCAATCACCTTAATGACACAGCTGCGGAAGAATCACAAACCATTATGGTGAACGTAACCGCAAAGAAACTTAATATACGTACAGGCCCCGGTACAAATTATCCAAAAACAGGAGAATTTACCGGAGTCGGAACATTTGAAATCACAGAAGAACAGAGTGGAGTTGGCTCTAATCTTGGTTGGGGTAAACTTGCTGACGGTAGGGGATGGATTTCATTAGATATAGCCAAGAAAGTGTAAGCTTATGATTTCTGTTAAATGCAACGGTGATTTTAAGAAAACGCGCTCTTTTTTGGAACGAATTAAGAGTGTTGTCCATATGAGCACGTTAGACAAATACGGCAAGCAAGGAGTGACTGCGCTAAGTCAAGCAACACCCAAAGATTCAGGATTAACAGCAACTTCCTGGTCTTATACTATAAGTCGCTCAAACGGAACCATTGCCATAGAATGGAATAATTCAAATATTCAAAATGGATGTCCCATAGCTGTGATTTTACAATACGGGCATGGAACAGGCAATGGCGGATATGTACAAGGACGTGATTATATAAACCCTGCTATGCGCCCGGTATTTGATAAGATACTTGACGATATGTGGAAGGAGGTACAAGGCTTATGAGTAAGACTATAGAGGAGCGCGTTGTTGAAATTAAGTTTAATAACAGCAAGTTTGAACAGAATGTGCAGACATCGCTTAATAGTGTTGATAAACTTAAGAAATCTCTTAACTTTGACAATGCTGCAAAAGGATTTGAAAGCGCCTCTAAAGCCTCAAACGAATTAGCTAAGGACCTTTATGGAATAGATGCGGCAGCAAACAGTGTTTCGCTTGATGCAATTGCTAATAGTGTTGCATCACTTGAAAAGAGGTTTTCAACATTAGGCATTGTTGGAATGCGGGTTATAACTAACCTCGTAGACTCGGCAATGAACATGGCTAGCAGAATAACCGGGTTTGTTACAGGCGGTATAGTTACCGGTGGTATTAACAGAGCCATGAATCTTGAAAATGCTAATTTCAAGCTTGAAGGTCTTCTAAAGGATGAGAAAAAGGTTGCTGCCGTAATGGACAACGTCAGTGAATCTGTTGATGGCACGGCATATAGCTTGGATGCTGCTGCAGTAGTCGCTTCAAGTTTTGCAGGCTCAGGACTTGAAGCCGGCGAGGACATGCTCAAGTCACTAAAGGCTGTTGCCGGTGTAGCAGCAATGACAAACAGTGAATATGGTGATATAGGTGCAATATTCACAACCGTCAACGGTCAAGGTCGATTAATGGCAGATCAGCTTAACCAGCTGGCTGGAAGAGGTTTGAATGCAGCGGCAACGTTAGCGGATTACCTTGGTAAATCCGAGACACAAGTCCGAGAAATGGTATCTAAGGGAAAGGTCTCGTTCAAGACGTTTTCCGATGCGATGTATGAAGCGTTTGGAGAACACGCTAAAAAAGCGAATGAGACATTTTCTGGAGCAATGTCTAATATTAAGGCTGCATTGGGAAGGATCGGTGCAAAATTTGTTTCACCATTGGTGGAGCAGAATGGAAGCCTTGTTAAATTATTTAACAGCGTACGACTTGCAATCAATAGAATTAATGAGTGCATAGACCCTTTGGCTAATAAGGTTACCGGTGCCATAAAAAATATTGCCGACGGTATTTCGTCAGAACTCACAGTATTTACTAAATCATCGTTAATCAAATATTCGATCAGTAACATAATTACATCGATAATAAATTCTTTTAAGGCACTTTCTCGCGTTATTGTTCCGATTGGAGAAGCGCTTTCAGAAGTATTTAATCTTAGGCTAACGGGGTCGACTGCGCAAGGAATATATAAGCTTACTGACTTACTAAAGAAATTTACAGCCGGGCTTATATTAAGCGAAACAGAATCTAACAATCTAAAAAGGACATTTAAAGGTTTATTTGCGATTATTTCATTGCTCGGCACAATATTTACGACGGTGTTCGGGGCAATTATAAGCGGTATATTCCCGGCGGCGGATGGTGTAAGTGATTTATCGGGTTCTTTTCTTGAGCTTACAGCTATAGTTGGCGACTGGCTTGTTAATATCAACGATACAATAAAGAAAAGCAAGCAGTTACAGATGATATCTAATGTTTTAAGAAAAATATTTCAGATATTAGGAACTGTAATTGGCGGATTGGTTAAGGTTATAGGACCGCTGGCCGAATTCATATTTTCTATTGTAGGATACGTCGCTGATGCGGCATTAACATTTGCGGATTGGGCTATACAAAGCGGTGTTGTTGACAATGCCATTAAAGCTGTAACGGACACTGCAAGTAAATTCGGAAAAGTAATAGAAGATGCTGCGGCAAGCGTTGGAATTTTTTTAAGTAACATCACTGGAATAAAGAATCTTGAAGAATTGGGTCAGGTGATGTCTTCCGTAGGTCTGGCAGTTGTTGACTTTATATTTCCCGCGCAGCAAGTATATGCAGCTGAGAAAGATTTAGCAGATTCGACATATGCAGATAGTACTCAAAAGAATTTCAATACAGTATCAGATTCTATATCTAATTTTATTAAGGTATCTACACCACTTTCAGGTATTGTAGAACGAGTTGCAGCCGCATTCGACTATATAAAGACAGGAATCGAACGTATTAAAAACGGCGAAACTATACTTACCATCGTCAAAGATGCAATCGCGGACTTTTTTGGTACCAAGCAAACCAAAACGGCAGTATCAGGGGCCGAGACGATAAAAAGTTCCTTTGGTAATATATCGAGCGTATTCAAAACCGTTGCTGACACCATCACCAATTCTTTTGAAAGTATAAAAAATGTATTGCATATAAAGAGTTTAGATGATGTAGGCAATGTTTTAGGAAAAACAGCCGGCTTTGTATTATTATTTAAAGTATTTAACGTATTACAAATGCTTTTGAAAAATACTATTAATTTAGGGAGCTTAATAGGCCAAACGATCGCAGAAATCGGCAAATTACTAAAGCAAAGTATACAAAATATTAATGAGTTCATAAGCTCGCTCACTAGAGTTGCGAAATCGTATGCGAAGAAATTAGATGCGGAAGCTTTCGATATCTATGCCAATGCGTTTATAAAAATAGGAAAATGCTTAATAGCAATTGCAGCGGCGTTATTCATAATCTCGCTTATACCAACAGAAAAGCTTGTTAGTTCAGCATTGGCACTGGGGTTCATTACAGCCACTGTTGCCGGAATAATTGTCGGGATAATGTATCTAAAATCATATCTTGACAGTGGGAAAAAAGTTATAGGAAAAGCCGCGGCTTCTGCATGGGAACTGGCAGACAAAGGAATTTCTCAACTCGTAGACGCACTTAAAGCAATAGGCGGTGAGTTTGCCAAGGGATTCAAAATGATATCGCTTGGTATCATGGCTGTAGCATTTGTTGCGGCATTATGGCTGCTCGCTGATGCTATACAAAAATTCAATGATCTTAAGCTTGATAATATGAAGCAGGCAATAGGGTTAGTTGCAGGTTCTATTGTGGGTTTGGGTATTGTTCTGGGTAAATTGGCAACAGCTTGTAGCGGCTCAGCTGGAAACTTGATTGGCGCAGCATTTATGCTTTTAGCCTTAATGTTTGCACTTGAGAAGCTTGTTGATATTTTTAAGCTTTATGATTCTGTTAATTTCGAAGAACTATCGGATGGTATTAAACGAACAGCCGGAGCTCTTGCAGTTTTATTGGGTGCGACATATGCACTATCGCAATTTGCTAAGGGCTCAGCTGGTTCCAGCTTTAGTGGTCTTATCGGTGTTGCTGCTGTAATACTATCTTTAGGAATTTCACTCACATTAATCGCAGATGCCTTGAATGAAATCTCATCTATAGATTCAGTAGCACTTGAGCGAGGTGTGGATTCACTCTTAAAAATAATAGTTGCGGTTGGCGGAGTTGTCGCGGTTCTTGCACTTTTAACAGGAAGTGGTGGCGGACAATTCGCCAAGGTTAAAGGCGCAGGAGCAGTTGGAAGCGGTGGTATGGCAGCCATGCTTCAAAAGTCTGCAGGCGTCGGAGCATTTAGCGGTGGTAGCTGGAAGCAATTATTGGGTGTCGCCGCTGCAATTTTGTCCATTGGCAAATCGGTGCAATTAATAGCCGGCGCTTTAGCTAATATTGCAAATATTCCACAGAGTTCTCTTGATAAAGGTGTTGGCGCATTAACTGCAATCATGGTTGACCTGGCAATTGTTGTAGCAGCTGCCGGCCAGTTTAAGGGAAGCGGCGGTGGAATAACAGCATTGGCTTTGTTGCTAGTTGTCCTGACCGGAGCATTGATGACTATTACGCTTATACCGGTAGAAGGCATTATCAAATCTGTCGTGGCTTTAGGTGTAATACTAGTTGCTCTTGGAAAATCCATGGCGATGGCTGCGAATTTTAATGCTAATTTTAAATCTGTTATATCGTTAGCAATAATGGTTGTTTCTGTTGCAGCAGCGTTATTCGTATTGTCATTGATTGATATACCCAATTTGGTGGCAGCGGCCGGATCTTTGTCGGCTGTTATGTTTGCATTGGTCGCAGCTATGTATATACTTAGCAAAGCAGAGATTAAGATAGCAAATGTTGTTACAATGCTGGCAGTTTTGGTAGTTGTTGGTCTTGTACTGGGTTTGTTGGCAAACTTCTCAAACGCTGATGATATTCTCAAAATAGCAGGATCATTGTGCCTTATATTTGTCGCATTGTCAGTGATGATGGTAGTGGCAGGTGCTATAGGTGCGGCAGCAACTGCTGCAATACCAGCATTGGCGATAATGGTTTTAGCGCTAGGAGCAGTAGCATTAATACTAGGTCTCTTAGCAAATAGTACTAATGCACTGTCGGTTCTTGTAGTTGCAAATGCACTATCTGAACTGTTGCTTGCGTTATCTGTTTCATTACTCATACTGGCAGCTGTTGGGGCGCTTGGACCTGCAGCATTTATAGGTCTTGGGGCGCTTGCGGCACTATTTGTAGGTGGCGGCGCTTTAGCGGCTATTATCGGTGCATTGATGGAAATTGATGGAGCAAGGGAATTATTACAGTCCGGACTTTCCACAATGGAGATGCTTGGCGAAGGTCTTGGCAGGGCTGTAGGAGCTATTATAAAAGGTGTTCTCGAGAAATCGTCTGAGGCATTACCGACTATTGGAAAATCACTGTCTGATTTTATGAGTAATGCATCCGGGTTCTTTACGGGACTTAAGAGGATAGACGATTCAACATTAGCATCAGCTTTGATATTGTGTGAAATATTACTTGCAATGACTGCTAGTGAGGTGTTGAGCAGAATCATAAGCTTCTTTGGTGGCAATTCCATTGCAGGTATAACCTCATTTACAGAGGCATTCCCACTTATAGGAGATGCAATAGCTAAATTTTCACAGTCGGTAACGGGCATAAAATCGGGAAGTGTGAAAATCGCAGCGGATTCAGCCAAATCTTTGGTGGATGTTATAAAAGCATTCCCAGCAAGTGGCGGAATAGTGCAATCCATATTCGGCGAGAAGG